GGAGATATATAAACCAGAGACAGATCCAAGATACGCAACCTTCAAGTTGAAATCTGGATCTGCCATTTTTTTCCAAAGTGATCAATGGCATAGGGTACGCCCTATCATCTCTGGAACTCGTGAATCTTTAGTGGCGTGGTTTTATGGACCTCCTTATTCGTAAAAAGAATGAAGTTTATTTAAAAGTAGATGCAGAACCAGGATTAAATTATGAACTAGCAGACTTCTTTACCTTTGAAATTGAGTCGGCAAAGTATATGCAGAAGACTCGACGTTATAAAGGTTGGGATGGAAAGATTCGTTTATACTCACCAGCAACAGGTGAGATATATTGTGGTCTCATTGATTATCTTTTGGATTGGGCGGATGAAAAAGGATACAAATATAAAATGGAAGACTGCGAATACTTCGGTCATCCATTAGAAAGAAATGATATGATTACCCCACAAGGTGTGGCAGGGTTTGTGAAATCCCTTCATCTGCCATTTCCTGTTAGGGACTATCAATACAAAGCAATATACGAGGCACTAAAATATAATAGACGCTTGCTGCTATCTCCAACAGCATCAGGTAAGTCTCTGATGATCTATGCATTAGTACGTTATCATAGAAATGCAAACAGAGATATCTTAATTGTTGTACCTACCACTTCTTTGGTGGAGCAAATGTACAAAGACTTTGAAGAATATGGATGGATGGCGACCAAAGATTGCCACAAAATATATGCGGGGGCAGAAAAATATACGGACCATGGCGTAGTAATTACCACTTGGCAATCTATTTACAAGGAACCGCGTAAGTGGTTTGACAGGTTTGATGTCGTGATCGGTGACGAGGCACACCTTTTCAAAGCTAAATCTCTGACTTCTCTTATGAGTAAGTTGCATGAGTGTAAGTATAGAATTGGATTTACAGGTACACTTGATGGTGCCAATGTCAACCAGTTAGTTCTGGAAGGTGTTTTTGGTAGATGTTCTCAAGTTACAAAAACTAATCAATTAATGGCAGCAGGTCATGTTGCCAAACTCAAAGTAAAGATTGTGTTGTTGAAGCACGAAGAGAAATTGTTTGAGGGGTATCAGGATGAGATTGGATACCTTGTAGAGCATGAAGGTAGGAATAGATTCATTCGTAATCTTGCGCGAGATCTCAAAGGAAATACGCTGGTTCTATTCAACTATGTAGAGCGTCACGGACAACCACTTTACGACTTGATAAATAGTGGTACTGGGAGACCAGTATATTTTGTTCATGGCGGAGTAGATGTTGATGATAGAGAAGAAACCCGTAGGTTGACTGAGATTTCGGATAATGCAATCATTATTGCATCCTATGGTACTTTCTCTACTGGTATCAATATTAAAAACTTACATAACGTTATTTTCGCTAGTCCTTCTAAGTCCAGAGTTCGCAACCTACAATCCATCGGTCGTGTTCTAAGGAAAGGCGAGAATAAATCACAAGCAACATTATATGATATTGCGGATGACATCTCCACTGACAGGGGTAATAACTATACCCTCAATCATTTGATGGAGAGAGTCAAGATATACAATCAAGAAAAATTTCAGTATGAAATCATAGATGTAAAATTAAAGGCTTATGATTAACTACGCAAAACACGACGAAGAGTTCTACGGGATTTTCAAACTAGTTTCTGGTGAGGAAGTCCTTGGTAAAGCTGTAATTACAGATGATGAGAATGAAACTTTAGTATTCATTCAAGACCCAGTAGCAGTTCAAGTAATTACTAAAGAGATTGATGAACAAAAGGTTGCCCGTGGCATGGGATTCGCGCCATGGATGCAGATGTCTGATGAAGATTTCTTTATCATAAGAGAGAAGGATATTATTGCCGTCGCCTCTATGAAAAAAGAAATGATCATCCTCTATGAAGCATATCTCTTAGGAGAAGGCGGCATGGATAAAAAGAAAAAAGAAACCCACCTAGAACTAGATCAGAGTATGGGATATCTAGGTAGTATCGACAACGCCAGATCTTTATTTGAAAAGATCTATAGAAGCTAGAATATCTCTGAACCCTTGACATGGTTATTCTATCGAGACTTGACGTTTTTGTCAAGTGTGTTATAATGTACACAAAGCAAAAGTTATATGAAAAAACTTTCTCCGAAAAAGAAACAGCACTATGTAGATAACAAACAGTTCCTTGAAGCTATTGTAAAGTACAAGGAAGAGGTAACTTATGCTGCGGAGAATAGTCTGCCGAAACCTCGTGTGAATAATTACATTGGAGGTTGTTTTTTAAAGATCGCTACGCATTTATCTTACAGACCAAATTTTATTAATTACATGTATAAAGATGACATGGTGTGTGATGGCATTGAAAATTGTATTCAATATATTGACAACTTTGATCCTGCTAAGTCAAAGAATCCATTTGCGTATTTTACACAGATTGTATACTATGCTTTCCTCAGGCGTATCGCCAAGGAAAAAAGGCAGATGGATATCAAGGATAAGATCCTTGAGAAGTCTGGATATGATCATGTATTCAGTGTTGACGGCGACGGCGGATCGGAGTATAATCAGATTAAGTCCCGTGTCGAAATGAATTCTAAACGATGAGTGGTATTCCATTACTACACACACCAGACACTTTTAATCCCAATCGCCCTGGACCAGTTTACGATTTTACAGATGCTCCTTCTGATGTTAGAAGCATCATTCATTGTATTAACTTTTTAGGCGACGATTTGGTAGGTGCTGAAATCGGTGTGTGCAAAGGGTTCAGTTTTATGACCCTTTTACATAATTGTTCTATCAAAAAATTGTATGGTGTAGATAGTTATTTGCCATACGATGATTATTTAATTGAAAAATATGATGGGGTAACTGCTAATTATTCTATTGATGAGAAACAGATTAAGTATAATAGGGCAGTATGTTATAATAATATAGAGTATTCAGGACACAAAGATAAAGTAATCTTTCTCGAAAAAGATTCAAACGATGCAGCAAATGATATTGAAGATGCATCATTAGATTTTATCTTTATCGATACTTACATGACTTATGAACAAGCATGTCAAGATATTGAAACCTGGTATCCTAAAGTTAAACCTGGTGGTATTTTTGCTGGACATGATTACAGATGTCCTGTAATTGAACAGGTGATTACTAACTTTAGAAAGAAGAATAGTATTGATAACAGAATGAGTATTTTTGACAACACCTTTATTTGGTACAAATGAAAGTCCTTCTAATTACTGATCAGCACTTTGGTGTTCGTAATGACAACGTTCACTTTATTGAACATTATAAAAAATTTTATAGTGAGGTAGTATTACCTTTCATTGATACCCATAGTATTGATACTATCATCTGTTTAGGTGATACGTTTGACAAACGTCGTTCTATCAATTTCATGTCGCTGGAATCAGCGAAAGAAATGTGGTTTGGTCCTCTTGAAGAGAGAGGAGTTCGTATGCACATGCTAGTAGGTAATCATGATATTTACTACAAGAACACTTTACGAATTAACGCCCCAAGTGAGTTACTTGGAGAATATGGGAACATCAGTGTCTATGATAGACCTACTACCATTGATGTTGGTGGTGTTTCTATACTTCTTCTGCCTTGGATATGCGACGAAAACTACGATGAATCCTTTAGATCTGTTGCAGAAAGTTCTGCTCCTGTCGTTATGGGCCATCTTGAGCTTAACGGGTTTGAAGCTCATCCTGGTCATGTGATGCACAATGGTATGGATAAGTCATTGTTCAGTAAATTCAAACGAGTTTTTAGTGGTCATTATCACATGAAATCCAAGAAAGATAATGTACACTATCTTGGTAACCCATATCAATTATACTGGAATGATTACGGATGTAAAAGAGGATTTCACGTCTTTAATACAGACACTCTCAAAACTACTTTTTATCGGAATCCCTTTGATATTTTTCATAAATTGTATTATAATAATGGAGTTAGTATTCCAGAAGGAGACGAACTCAAAGGAGCATTTGTCAAACTGATCGTTGAAGATAAAGGCGATTATGCCAAGTTTGATTATGCAGTAACTCAATTGCAAAACTCGGGTCTCGCTGATCTAAAAATTATTGAAGATCTTAGTGTTGATCTTGAAAATAATAATGCGGTGATGGAATCCGAAGACACAATGACCTTGTTAGATAACTACATAGATGAGATAGACCTAAGGGTCAGTAAAGATAATGTAAAAAGTTTATTGAGATCGTTGTATACAGAAGCAATTGAACTATAATGTTTATCTTAACAGACAAATTATCAGGCGGTATCTACGCAGTTCAGAATCAAGATATGAAAAAGACTGTACATATCTTTGAGGAGAAGGATGATGCTGTACGATATGTTGAGATGCTAAACGCAGATGATTATCCTGATGAATTAGAATTGATGGAAATCGATACTAATGT